GTAGTACCTTGAGCACCTTGAGCACCAGTGGATCCAACACCACCTGAAATGCCTTGATGACCTTGTGCTCCTTGAGCACCTGCAGTTCCTTGTGCACCAGTGGCTCCCTGAGCTCCAGTAACACCAACGTTACCTTGTGCACCTTGTGCTCCTGTAGCACCTTGTGCTCCTGTAGAACCCTGAGCACCTCTAACTCCAGTGTTTATTGATACCCACTGACTACTATTACCATCATTATAATAAACCAACAATACCGCATCATCAGTATCCCACCATAAGTCTCCTTCATTAGGACTAGACGGTGCACCTGTTGAAGTTGTTATACTTCCTACACCAATATTTCCTTGAGTTCCCTGTGCACCTTGTGCACCAGCATTACCTTGTGAACCTTGACTTCCTTGAGCACCTGCGGCTCCTTGAGCACCTGCAGTTCCTTGAGCACCAGCAGGACCTGTTCCACCAGCAGCACCTTGAGCACCAGCAGGACCTGCAGCACCTTGTGCTCCTGCACCAGCAGGACCTTGAGGTCCAGTCTGTCCAGTATTACCCTGTGCTCCTACGACTGCTGTTCTACTTACTTTTCTCCAAGATGATCCATTCCAAACCCAAACATTACCAAATGCAGAGAATTGTTGATTTACACTAGGATTGGAAGGAAAATCTATACCAGTCATAATTTATATATTAAGTTTTCATGATATAACAAAGAGCATAATATGGTGGTCTTGTATTTACAGTATCAGATCCAGAAATATTCACTGTATCAGAACCTGAACCACTAAATGAGTGATTATGATTTGCCTGAGAGTACATTGAAGTATATGCACTACCACCAAATTGATTAACATTACCAGTAGTTCCACTGATCGTAATATTAACTGTATCAGATCCAGAAATAGTAACTGTATCAGTTTTTGCACCACCAGTATCACCTACATCATAATCGCCATCAGTATTACTATAACCAACAATAAATCTACCTCTAAGGTCTGGGGTTGAGTTTGACCCATTACATAATACCCAACCAGATGGAATAGCATTTGCTGCACCAGACCATATGATAATTCCACCTGAAGGAACCGCATAAACAATTGATCCAGATGCACCTTGAGCACCAGTAGGACCTGTAGATCCACCACTACCCGTTGCACCTTGAGCACCTGTTGGTCCTGTTCCACCACCTGATCCAGTAGCACCCTGAGCACCTGCAGCACCTTGAGCACCTGTCCCACCACCTGATCCTGTAGCACCTTGAGCACCTGCAGCACCTTGAGCACCTGTAGATCCTCCTGAACCACCAGCACCCTGATGACCTTGAGCACCTTGAGCACCTGTTGCTCCTGTAGCACCTTGTGCACCTGTAGATCCTGTTGCACCCTGAGCACCCGATGCAGCAGCAATCCAATTCAACTCTGTTCCTGTTGATGATAAAACCTGTCCAGATGTTCCTAGTTGACCATCCTTATCTTGTAATCCACCAGTAATCTTCACACCATCTGTTGTTGTTTCAAATCTCTTAGTATGACTATGAAATATTGTTGTCGCAGCACCAACATTAGCAGTCAAATATGATCTATCACTGGTTCCACTTCTCAACTCTAACATATCAGCAACCACTTCCAACTGAGAATCTGAACGATTTGCTATTTGTGAAGCGGGTGGTGATACAGTAGTGTTATGTTTAATTGTTAAGTCAGAAGGAACACCACTACCATTATCTCCAAATCCTAACCTTGCATTATCTTTAAATTCTAATTCATCATCAGATTGATTCCATACTGCATTATAACTATCACCTGTAAATTTTACAGTAGCACCTGTAAATGTTGTTATACCAGTTACTTTTAAGTTCCTTGTTGTTATATCATCACTTGATGAATAAGATGAACCTGTAGCACCTTGATGACCTTGTGCTCCTTGAGCACCAGTCGGACCTACATCAGATATTGATATAGTGCCTTTCATAGCACTGTGATACTGACAGATATAATATAACGTTGAAGGTGCGTTATATGGAACAGCAAATGTTAATGTTCCTGATTGTGTTCCATTTCCAGTCACACCACTTGTGTATTGATTTCCTGTGCCTGTGGTCTGTGCTGTTTTAATATAGAAAGGATGACCTGAAGCGTTAATATTGAATGTATATGTAAACCCTCTCAATAAATTAAGTGTTGGATTATTAGATCCATCTATCACATATGCACCAGATCCACTGTTTGTTACGGTATATGATCTTGAACCAGCATCTCCTTGTGCCCCTGTCGATCCAGTATTTCCTTGATGTCCTTGTGCACCTTGTGCTCCCGTAGAACCAGTAGCACCTTGAGCACCTGTAGATCCTCCAGAACCTGTTGCACCCTGAGCACCTGTTGCACCTGTAGCACCCTGAGCACCAGTAGATCCTGAACCTGTAGCACCTTGATGACCTTGAGCACCTTGAGCACCTGTTGCACCTTGAGCACCTTGTGATGCAGCAGCTCCAGCCTGTCCTTGATGACCTTGAGCACCCTGAGCACCTGTACTACCAGCAGATCCAGAATCCCCTTGAGCACCAGCAGCACCTTGAGCACCTTGTGATGCAGCAGTTCCAGCGACACCTTGTGCACCTTGAGCACCAGCAGATCCTTGTGCACCATTAGTTCCTGAAGCACCCTGAGCACCATTAGTTCCTGAAGCACCCTGAGCACCATTAGTTCCTGAAGCACCCTGAGCACCTGCAACTCCCTGTCTTCTCCACGCTTCACCATCCCACTGAAAAGTTACGCCATTCTGTGTAAAAGAATCACCGTTATTTGGACTAGATGGGAAGTTAAACTGAGCCATAAAAATATTTAGTGCTGGTAGTTCAAAGTTGACCTACGGGGGAAAGTCATACCACTTGTTTTTCTTTCACCTTTCACATCTTCAATCATGCCTGATGTAGGTCTTGGATTTTTTGATAAAAGATATTTGTTAGGACTTCCTAGTTGACTGGTGTTATCATCGTAAGATCCAGTGCCCGAATCAAAAGTCATATCATTTTCTTTACTATGCCTCTGTAAATATCCTTTTACATCAGAATTAGTAAATCTATATTTTGCAGTCGCTAGTGTTGCAACGACTCCTGCTACTTGAGGAGAAGCCATACTAGTTCCATTAAGAGTAAAATATCTATTGCTAGAACCAGCACTATATTTTGTATCATTCAAACCACCACTACCATAACAAGATACTATTCTTTGACCTGGTGCAAACACATCCACACCTGGTCCGTGCATTGTAAAAGTAGCTCTTGTAAAATTATGAGTATTATTTAATGCACCAACTATGATTGAATCATTATCAGGAGAATTTGGCCAAGCACCTCTCATATAATATCGTGATCTCGGAAATCCATCATAATCCCAATTTATATAATTATTCCAATCAGCACTACTTGGATCTGCAATTACAAGGTTATCATTTCCAGCAGCACCAATTATAACTACACCATCATCTATAGCATCTTGCACATCTGCTGATATTGCTGCACTTTGACTAGGACCTGAAGTTATATCAAATCTTACTCCAAAGTCTGCCTCAACTCCAGATTGTGTCCAACCTGAAGGACCAGGATTTCCTGAGTTATATGTTGTTCCTCTATAGACAACTGAGTTTAAATCACTAAAGGGTAGTGCTTCTCGATCAGAATTAAAATAAAAAACGCCACCATAACTATGATTTGTAATTGTTGGATTTCTACGACCAGTTGTTGGATTCACTGCTTTATGTAAATGAAAAGCACGAAGGTAATCATATATCAAATACGCACTAATAAATTGACCTGAAGCAAAATTATCAGTCACTGCTAAATTGTATATGTTTGCTTCCCTTGCCCAACCATAATGTTGTCCTGCAACTGTTCCCCCCACATGCTGACCATGATAGTTTGACTCCGCTGAATTTTGTCTATATGTAATTGTTCCTGTTGGTAAAGTCATACCATCATCATCAATAGAACTCACGTAAGTATTCAGTTGGTTAAACCATTGATATTGAACAAATCTTGTTGTATTAGTTGACGGACTATACCACTCCTCACTATCATACGCCATTGGGTCATCAACAATCACAACATCAACATGTTTACCATCATTAAATACATCCAGACTTGTAGTTTTTCTCTCTGTGGTTCCTCCAGATGCTATTCTACCAAAAGATCCCTTTCCTATTTGTGATGTGGATCCAGCAAGAGTATGTCCCCATTGAAAATCAGTCGCTGGAATTGTAAATGCTCCCTGTGAATCATCTTTCCAAAAATAACCATTTTTAGTATATGACGTATTATTGTATATTGCTTGTTTCTCTATTATAAAATCATCTGCTGCCTGAACATCTATGACCCTAGAGTCTTTCTTTAATTCATCTGCTTGCTCCTGAGTCATGTAGTAATTAGTATTTCTACTAATCGTTCTCTTCATGTGCAGCTTAAATCCCTTTGAGGACATCTCTGCATAAAAATCCTCAAGATCATCACGATTACTAAGAGTTACGATATATACTTTCTCCATTAGGTCTCAAGAGGTAGGTAATGTACGGTCACTGTAATTGCTTGTGTGCTTCCACTTTTATTCACAACTTTTGCATAAATTGTTGATGCAGGTGTTCCATCGTTGTTCCAACCGATTAATCCTGGAGTTATAATCTGTGTCGCAGCACCAGTTGTAATCGCTTCAGCAACCACACCAGAACCAGGTGTTGGATCTGTAGTTTCACTTCTAGAAGAGTCTGCTGTTCTTGAAGATGCATCTGTATAGAGAGTTACCCATGCAGCTGCTGATGTTTGAATCTTAAGTAATGCATATACCTTTGCTGCTGTGATTGATATGTTTGCAGAAGCGTTGTTAGCGATTGATCCTGTCGATGCATTTGCAGTAGTTCTTGATCCTGCTGATCCTGATGCACCCTGAGCACCAGCAGCTCCTTGAGCACCCGTACCTACGTTACCCTGAGCACCAGCAGCACCTTGAGCACCAGCGGCTCCTTGAGCACCAGCAGCAGCAGTAGCACCTTGAGCACCTGTAGCACCTTGAGCACCTTGAGCTCCAGCGGCTCCTTGAGCACCAGATCCACCACCGCCACCACCTCCAGAAGCACCCTGTGCACCT